GAGAGTTTAAGAATGCAGATTATGGAGTTGTTAATGCCACTACGATAGATGAACAACCCTACTTTTGCTTAGTCGACATAGCACGCATCCTGGATATTAAAAATGCGAAAGATTGTAGAACTGGAATACCTAGTTCTGATGTAGCAACGTTAGAAGTAAAAACTGGAAGTACAACATCAAAACGAATCTTTATCAATGCCAAACATATTAGTACGTGTTTATTCAAATCAAAGAATGCTAAAGCACAACAAATTAATGACTGGCTTTATAGGATAGTGATTCCGCAACTGATGAAACAGTTTGATTACGATTTAGAATCTTTTAATGATCCAGAAACAGTTATTCAATTTTTAGATGAATTTCAAGATTTAAAGATTAGAAATGTAATTCTAGAGACGGATAAGAAACTTAATGCACCAAGATTGAATATGATCAATAAACTGCTAGGAAGTAAATCATGTGTTGATTTAGATAGAGTTACACAAGTTATCAGATTTCATCACTTAAGCAATACTGATTTATATAAAATATTACGTTCAAGTCATGTTCTCGATGATAATAATGTCCCATATCAGGAGTTTTGTGATCGTAAGTATTTTAGAGTAGTTGAATCAAAGGTAGTATCTGGTGGAGAAATTATTCGCCAACAAAGGACATATGTATATAAAAGTGGGGTTTCTTTTATCGAAAAAATTCTAACAGAATACGAGGTAAGAAACCATGATCCAAACAAAAGAAAAGCATTATACGATAGCTGAAACAAAGAAGATACTAAGGCTCTCTTCACAAACCATCCAGAAGATGCTACGTAGAGGAGAGCTCTTAGGATTTCAATCCGGAAACAAATGGGTAATATTTGAATCATCGATAAATAACTATATCGAGAAACATTCAAACAAACCACAAGAATCAAACGATTAATGCAAGAAATAATGCTTGTGATTGCTTGTGTAACACAATGAAATTGATGAGATACAGTTAAATCAAGTAATTTCAGCATACACGAAAACTAAGAGGTAAAAAGCATGGCGAGACCAATCAAAAAAGGATTATCCTATTTTCCATTGGACGTCGGTGTTTTTAAGGACCAACGAATCACTAAAATTGAACGTAAATTTGGAGTATACGGTTCGAGTATTTTTTTAAGAATATTAACGATGGTATATGAGCACGGGTATTACCTGGAAATGACTGAAGAAGATTTGATCACTGAACTGATATATCAAATTGGAGTAGGCAAGATCTCATATCAACGGGTACGCAATGTAATTCTCATGTGTTGTGAGCTAGGCATCCTTGATGAGCCGCTATTTCGACAAGGGGTTATTACATCTGATGGTATTCAGAAACAATTCATCCGAGTCGCCAAAAGGCGTAAGGAAGTAGATATCTCCAAGTATTGGTTGCTAGATTCCGCAACAATGGAAGAAATAGGGGTCCTTTTAAGCATGGAAAAAAATGAGGAAAAAGGAGTTAATGTTAACAATAACGAGGTTTTTGTTGACATTAATAAACAAAGTAAAAGAAAAAGTAAAAGAGATAAATTGATAAAAGAAGATAAAAGCATTTATGGGTTCCCCAAAATGCACTTTTTAACAAAATTATTAATTCAAAGAAAATACATTGAAGAGATAGATGCAGACATCATGAAATATAATGATTTGTTTGAATCAGCAATTGATGAGTATAGTTATGAGAATGTATTAAGTGGTGTGAACTATATTATTTCATATGCTAGAAATCCTAATCCACCCATTGATGATAAGTTCAATTTCATGAAAGTATCTTTGATTACAAATCTAGATCGATTTAGGAGTTTGGAAAACAGAAGAGGGGAGACGTTTGATGACTGGTTCAAAAACATCTTTTTACAAGTGGATTGATGATATTAAAAAAGCCTATAGACACAGGAATGAATTAGAAGAAAAACTTCAGTTCTATGAAACTAGGCTTATTGGATATAATGCTGTTACTTATGATTCGATTGGATCTAGTTCAACAAAGAATAATGTTGAGGAGAACTTGTTATATGTCATTGGCAAAATTGATAAAGTAAAAGCAAGATTAGATAAAGCACAAAAATTGATTGATGAGTACATTAGTTTTAAGAATAAGATGAAACCACAAGAAGCTTTGGTATTGGAGTATCTTGTTGAAACGTCACTATCTAAATCAGTAATTGGTTCAAGAATAAAAATTTCAAAGAGCAGAGTATATGACATTATTATTGAAATAATAAGACGGTATTCTGGTATTAAAGCCTTAAAGTGAATAGAACTTGAGAAAATTGCATTTAAAAGTGACCCCATAAATGTTATAATTATGACAAGCGCAGCCAGATTTTTTCACATCAAGTAAGCTGCTATAATGACTTTGAAAAGCAGGGAGAGATATTATGTCTAATCAAAAAGAAAAAGAAAGAACAGAATTACATAAAACTATATGGCAAATCGCCAACGATTTAAGAGGTTCTGTTGATGGATGGGATTTTAAGCAATACGTACTTGGAATGCTATTTTACAGATTCATTTCAGAGAATCTGGTTACATACTTAAACAAAAACGAAAAAGCATCTGGCAATAAAGAATTTAGTTATGAAAATTTAAGTGACGATGTTGCAGAAACAGCAAGGAAACAAGTTGTAGATGAAAAAGGATTTTTTATTTTGCCTAGTGAACTTTTTTCAAATGTTGCTAAAAAAGCCAAAAGCGATGATGATTTAAATGTAACTTTAGAAAATATATTTAAAAACATTGAAAAGTCAGCACAAGGTACTGAATCAGAAGGTAACTTAAAAGGTTTGTTTGATGATATAGATGTAAATTCAAATAAACTTGGTGGTACTGTCATTGAAAAAAATGATAAGTTAAGAAAACTTATTAATGCAGTCGATAACTTAAAACTTGGAAAATATGAAGATAATACAATTGATGCATTTGGCGATGCATATGAATATCTAATGACTATGTATGCTGCTAATGCCGGAAAATCTGGTGGAGAGTTCTTTACACCACAAGAAGTAAGTGAACTATTAACTAAATTAGCATTAATTGACTTTGGAAATGAAACAGTTGATGAAAAAGGAAATAGGCATATTCCAGATAAAAAAAGAGTTGAGAAAGTATATGATCCAGCTTGTGGTTCTGGATCGTTATTATTGAAATTTGCAAAAATTCTAGGAAAAGATAATGTGAAGTTAGGTTTCTTCGGACAAGAAATAAATTTAACCACTTACAATTTAGCAAGAATCAACATGTTTTTGCATGATATTAACTTTGAAAAATTTAATATTGCTTATGGAGATACATTAAAGAATCCTGTGCATTGGGATGACAAGCCATTTGAAGCAATAGTATCAAATCCTCCGTATTCAACAAATTGGGATGGGAAAGACAACCCTTTATTTATAAATGATGAAAGATTCTCACCTGCAGGGGTATTAGCACCTAAATCGAAAGCTGATTATGCATTTGTTATGCATATTTTAAGTTGGCTATCTTCAAACGGATCCGCTGCAATTGTAGAGTTTCCAGGTATATTGTATAGAGGTGGAGCAGAACAAAAAATCCGTCAATATTTGATTGATAATAACTTCATTGATTCTATAATCCAATTACCATCTGATTTATTCTTTGGAAATACCATTTCAACTGTGATTATGACACTACGCAAAAACAAGACTGATAACAAGATTTTTTTCGTTGATGCGAGTGAAGAGTATGAAAGACACGGAATAAAAAACAAATTAATGGATAAAAACATCGAAAGGATTCTTGATTCAGTAAGATTTAAAATAGATGAAGAACACTTTTCAAGATATGTAGATGTTAGAGAAATTGTAGAGAGAGGATACAATTTATCTGTCAATACTTACATTGAAACAGAGGATTTAACTGAAGTTATCGATATTAAGGAGTTAAACGCAAGTATAAATCAAATTGTAAAACGAATTGATGAACTGCGAAAATCAATTGATGAGATTGTTACTGATCTTGAAGGTGAACAAGATGAGTAAAATTGATGAGTTGATAAAAGAGTATTGCAAGGATGGCGTTGAGTATAAAAGAATAGATGAAAGTCTAAAAACTGTTTCTGCGCCTATAAAATTAAAGAAGCAAATGTATTTAGAAACTGGAGAATTTCCTATAATTGATCAGGGGCAGGAATATATAACTGCATTTACAGATAATAGTGACTTTCTGGTAGAGCAAAATGAGTATGTTATATTTGGTGAACACACAAGGACCGTTAAGTATGTAGATTTTAGATTCGCTCAAGGTGCAGATGGATTAAAAATTTTAATCAAAAGAAATAATCTTGATAACACTAAATATTTATATTATGCATTTAAAAATTTAAACATCCCATCAAGGGGTTATAACAGACATTGGACATTAGCTAAAAAGCTTTTTATCCCTGTTCCACCTCTTGAAATACAAGAGGAAATTGTACGAATTCTGGACAATTTCACAGAGCTAGAAGCAGAGCTAGAAGCAGAGCTAGAAGCAGAGCTAGAAGCAAGAACAAAACAGTATGAATATTATAGAGATTTAATATTATTTGAATTAGATAATCTATATCCAAAAAGTGACATTAATTCTGTATGTCTAAATAAATCAAATATAAAATGGGAAGATAATCAAGATGAAGACTTTCTGTATATAGATTTATCATCAGTGGATAGAGTAACTCATTCAATATCGGAAACCTCAATAATTAATTCACAAAACGCTCCTAGTAGAGCTAGACAAATTGTTATGGAAAACGATGTGATATATGCTACTACAAGACCAACGTTAAAGAGATTTTGTGTTATACCAAAAGAATATAATAATCAAATATGCAGCACTGGATTTACTGTTCTAAGAGTTGATACGAATAAGATTGTTCCACGGTTTATGTATTATCAATTAGCAAATACTAGATTTGACAATTTTGTTGAATCAAATCAAAAAGGTTCTGCTTACCCTGCGATTAGTGATAGTGATGTAAAGAGCTACAAGATCACTTTGCCACCAAAAGAAATACAGATTGAGGTAGTAAAAAAACTTGATGCTTTTACAGATTATGCACTATCTATTAGAGAGGGTCTTCCTGCTGAAATTGAAGCAAGAAGGAAACAATACGAATATTATCGAAATAAATTATTGACATTCTAAGGGGGTGTTTTAATGGATGAAATTAAAATTATAGTTCAACAAAGTGAATCAACTGTCGTTGCAGAGTATAAATCTGAGTTTAAAAGACCTGAATCATATCAAAGTGAAGCAGAGCTTGAAAACGATTTGATTAAACAACTTAAAAGCCAAGGTTATACTTTTGTTAATATTCATAGTAATGAAGACTTAATCACAAATTTGCGTTCCCAGTTAGAACGTCTTAATAATCTGAATTTTACTGATAATGAATGGGATGAGATATTTGGAAAATATATCGATAATCCTAATGAGGGTATTGTCGAAAAAACTAGAAAAGTACAAGAAGATTATATTTACACATTAAAGCGTGATGACGATACCTCTGTAAATGTAAGATTATTAGATAAAAAGCAAATCCATAACAATCAACTCCAAGTGATACATCAATACGAAGTTGATGGTATTAGGAAAAACATCTATGACGTTACAATTCTTGTCAATGGGCTTCCATTGGTTCATATTGAATTGAAACGACGTGGTGTATCAATAAGAGAAGCATTTAACCAAATTAGAAGATATGAAAATGAAAGTTTCTGGGCAGATAATGGATTATACCAATATGCACAGATTTTTGTCATTTCAAATGGAACAGAAACAAAATATTATTCCAACACCACAAGAGAATTAGCAACCAAAGAAAACCAAGGATCAAATGGTACCAAGAAAAAAACAAGTCATTCATTTGAATTCACGAGTTATTGGGCAGATGCAAATAATAAGAATATTTTAGACTTATATGATTTCACAGCTACTTTTTTATCAAAACATACCATATTAAATGTTTTGACAAAATACTGTGTTTTTACTGTTGATGACTTATTACTTGTTATGAGACCGTATCAGATTGCTGCTACAGAGAAAATATTAAATCAAATCAATATTGCACACAATAGTAAAATATATGGAAAAATTGATGCAGGTGGTTATGTATGGCATACAACTGGATCAGGAAAAACACTAACATCTTTTAAGACTGCACGTATTGCATCTGAATTAGATCATATAAAGAAAGTACTATTTGTTGTCGATAGAAAAGACCTAGATTATCAGACAATGAAAGAATATGATAAGTTTGAAAAGGGTGCTGCAAATTCCAATTCAAGTACATCAGTACTAAAAAAACAACTAGAAGATCCTAATGCAAACATTATTATTACAACTATTCAAAAACTTGCAATTTTCATTAAGAAGAATCCTAAACACAATATCTATCTTGAAGAAGTTGTTATCATATTTGATGAGTGTCATCGATCACAATTTGGTGATATGCATAGAGATATTATAAAATCATTTAAAAAGTACTATATCTTTGGGTTTACTGGTACACCAATCTTTGCTATTAATGCATCAACTAGCAATAAATTCCCTACTCTAAAAACAACTGAGCAGGCTTTTGGTACTAAGTTACATACATATACAATTGTAAATGCTATACATGATGGAAATGTATTGCCTTTTAGAATTGATTACTTGAATACTGCTAAAGCTTCTGAAGATATTGATGATAATGAAGAAGTATATGATATTAAACGTGAAGAAGCGTTACTTGATGATTTGCGTATTGCTGTTAATGTATCTTATACACTAGAACATTTTGCACAGAAAACTAAGCGAAATGAAAAATCGTATAGTTTCAGTAAACTGCTTAATATTGAAGAAGTAGCAAAGAGCAAATATCAATCAAGACTTACAAATAGTATAGAAGAACGACAATCAATTAAGACGACAGGATTTAACTCTATTTTTGCTGTTGCAAGTATTAAAGCAGCTAAAAAATATTACCTAGAATTTAAACGTCAACAGGAAGATTATGTACCGGCAAGTAGACTGAAGATTGCAACAATATTTAGTTGGAGTCCAAATGAATCACTTGATGGCATATTTGATGAAAATAACGAATCAACAGAAAAACTTGATAAAAGTTCAAGAGATTTTCTTGAACAAGCCATTCAAGATTATAATGTTATGTTCGGTACTAGTTATGATACTTCAAGTGATAAATTTCAAAACTATTATAAAGATTTAAGTTTAAGAGTTAAAAACAAAGAAGTAGATCTTCTTATTGTTGTAAACATGTTCTTAACTGGATTTGATGCAACAACATTGAATACCATTTGGGTAGATAAAAAATTAAGAATGCACGGTCTAATTCAAGCATTTTCTAGAACAAATAGAATATTAAATTCTATTAAAACATTTGGTAACGTCATATGTTTTAGAAATCTAGAACCTCAAGTGAATAAAGCAATCAGTATCTTTGGAGACAAAGAAGCTGGAGGCATCGTATTATTAAAATCATTTAAAGAATACTATGAAGGTTATGAAGGATTCAAAGGTTATAAGAATTTGGTTGAAGAATTACTAGAACAATATCCTCTAGGGTATGAAATCATCGGTGAAAAAGCTGAAAAAGCATTTATCTCATTATTTAATCAAATATTAAAGACTAAAAATATTTTAGTAAGTTTTGACGATTTTAAAGGAAATGAAATCATAAGTGATTACGATTACCAGGACTATCAAAGTATATATTTAGGTTTATATGATAAGTATCGAAGAAATCGTGGGGCTGATGCAGAACAAATCAATGAAGAGATTGAATTTGAAATTGAACTTGTTAAATCGGTTGAAGTCAATATTGATTACATTTTAATGTTAGTTGATAAGTATCATGGAGAGCATACTGAAGATAAAGATGTAGAAATTAGAAAAGCAATTGATTCATCTCCATCATTAAGAAATAAGAAAGATCTAATTTTAAACTTCATTGCTTCATTAACTGTTGATGCCACTGTAACTGATGAATGGCGTGAATATATCGAAAATAAAAAAGCTGAAGAACTAGAAAAAATTATATCAGAAGAAAGTTTGAATTCAGAAGAGACAAAATCATTTATTGTCGAAGCATTTAGAAATGGTGAAATTAAAGAAACTGGAACATCAATTGTTAAAGTACTTCCACCTATTTCTATGTTTGGCGATAGTAAAGGTGTTAGTCGAAGCGAAAAGAAAAAGCATGTTCTTAAAAGATTAATCGAGTTCTTTGAAAGATTCTGGGGACTATAGAATGATATTTTCTGACTTGATTATGAGCTTCAGGAGGTTTCGATAATGCACTCAAATAAGCTATATCATTATTCTAATGATGAAAGCATAGAGAGTATTATAAAAACTAAGCAAATATGGTTGAATCATATATCTAATTACAATAAATGTAATAATATCGAAATGTTTCTTGAACCGTATTACTTTGAAGTTGTAGAAAAACTTAAAAAAGAGCATCCAGAGAATATGTTTTATAAGCAATTACCTGACCAGTTTAAAAGCATTTATGCTGAAGGTGAAATTAAAGAGCTTATTGATTTAGTTTTTGAAAATAGCAGAATGAAAGAATATGATTATGAATTGAATGTTGGATATATCATTCCATTTGATGTTAAATGCTATATTTTGTGTTTATCAGCTGACATTAACAATTCATACTTGCAATCATACTATTCATTAGGCTCTGATCGGGTACTTGAATTTGATACAAATAAACTAATTAAATCATGTGAAAAACAAATAATTGAAAAAGTTCAAAAACTTGAAGATAATCAAGCCATAAGTAATTCAATAAAATTAGGAAATGTTATTAGAAAAAAAACACGACATAAAGATTATATATCTCTTAAGAAAGATTACATAGAATTCAAAGAAGTCATATATAAAAAAGAAGATAAAATAAACAAGATTAGAGAAATAATTAATTTCTATAATGATAGAATTGCTATCAGTATTTTGGATGTTGAGTATCATAAATATGTAAACTTAGTCATGTATGCGTTATTCCTTGAAGCGCTATTCTTTAAAGAAGAAGGATTTTATCTAGAACAAGAATCACGATTGGTCATTATGTGTCCGACTGCTATATTAGAATCACTGGCACCAAATAAAAATGTAATAGGAGAAAAAATTGCAATTCCTTTGGAAGACAGCATGGAAATAATAAACTTATAACTTTTTTCTATAAGCCTTCTATAATCATTGTGAATTCCTGTATAGCACATTAAAACATAAGATATGAAGTGATTTCACATCAAATCAATACACATAAAAAAGCAGAATAATTTTGATGATTATTCTGCTTTTTTTGTTAGGATTTTGTCTTTTGATTCAACAATCATTCTAAATGGATCCTTATGGAAATCTTTCTCTAGTAATTTGAAGAATTGTTGAGCTTCATTTGGATTGTTTCTTGCAATAGCATTGGAATAACATAGTGCTGCATAATGTTCTGCGAGTGTTCCATTATTTAATTGTTTATGTGCCATCGATAATGAGTAATACAACCTAGTAAGTGATTTCCCATAATCATTCTTTAAACAAAAATCAATACCCTCAGTTGCTAAAGAAACCCATGCTTCAATTCTACCCAATCTTCCAAGAATGATTGAGACGTTTGAGTAAATTGAAGGTAACATACTTTCAGTTTCTGATGTAATATACATGATTGATCGGTCTTTTAGAATTCTTAATAATAAATCTACTGAATCCGTCTTTCCACACTTGTATTCAAGTTGAGCAATTAAGTGTAATGAAATGATATCTACAAAATCAAAGACATTCATTTTTAGACAGGAAGGGTACTCGCATATTTTTGAAAGTTGTGCAATTGCTGTCGATTCAAGAATCTCTTTTTTATCTAGTAAATATTTTGTCCGGATGAATGACAAAAATCTTTGATTGTGTGAACTTAACCCTTCTAATTTCGATAACACATCGAGCTTAGTATTAAATTCGGAGAAGTCCTTTTGTTCAAGTTGAATGTATAAGTTCTTTATATCATTGAAATCATATCTGTCTTTGTCATACAAACTGTAATAGAAATCCCTAGCACTTATACCGAGTTTATTAACAAACTCCATCAATCTTTTCTCAGAGATATTCGTATCACCTTTTACATATTTTCGATATTGTCGATCTCCACATATCCCATCACATAGTTCTTCAACAGTCATTTTCTTCTGGATTCTAATGTTATCCAAGTGAATTATGGCTTTTTTTATATCTGAGAACACAAAAACCCCATCCTTTTTTCAAAACGGCCACTAGAGGGCCTGTTGCAACCTTTGAGAATAGTATAACATATTTTCAAGGAGGATGAAAATGAAAAAACGAATCGCTATGCTAGCGATCTTCATGGGACTTTTATTTGCATTTGTAAGTTTTGGTTCAACATCAGTTTCAGCAAGTATCGAAGATGTTGATTTTGAAAGCCCAACACTACCAGTAACTACACAATAGTTTGAAGATGGCTTGCCGAAAATGGTAGATTAATATCTACATTTTCGCATAGGTGATTCGTGAGAGAGGAGGTGTAAAAATATGAGTACCGAACAAATAATAAGGATTGAAATGGAAGGGCTGTGTGAAACAATCATACAATATAGTAATGATAATTACATTATTAGTTACGCAAAACAATTGAGAAATACTTCATATCAAGAAGATAAGGAGATTTTATTGATTCTTATAGAACGTCTTTATCTATGGTATGAGAGAGAGATTGAGCGGATTAAGGAAAGTGAATATACTTTAGGGAAAGAAGCACATTTAAGAAGTTTCGAATTATTAAAAAATCTAAAAAATAAAATACATTAGGAGAAGAAAAAATGAAAAAAATAGCGATTTTTATGTTACTGGTAATTACAAATTTAGCTTTTGTGGATCGTATAGTGTTGATGCTTCATCAAGTTTAAATAAGATTAAAATTGTAGAGGAAGTGAATTTTTATTCAATCAATGATGATGTAATTACATTTGCGAACGTTAACGATCCAAATTTGATTAATATGGCAAAAGAGTTAATCTCACCGGAACACCTAGTAATTATTTATAATCTAGAGAAAAATGTGAAGGATTTACTTTATGATCAAGAATATGAAAATACTTTTGGATATTTATACTATTATAATGAATTAGGTACTTTAGTTAGGATGAGGATTTCAGGTGACATGCTCTCTGAAAATTCAAAGAAAATCGAACTTAAGAAACATCTTGAAATAAATTATGAAAAATATAAGGAAGCAAAGGTTAAAAAAATTAATAATGACATTGAAGAATTAATGGTACCTGTCTTACTTTCTACAACAACCTGTGATTTTGGCATTCCCAAATTATCATTGGGTGGGACTGATATACATGGAGATTATTCCTATATTGTTCATGAACACTTACTATATAGATGCGATGTAGGTACTAATTATATTTTTAGAGTTGAAAGTAAAGTTCAATTTACTTCGGGAGATGCTGCAGTTGAACCAGGATATGATGATAATTATCAAAGTAATTATGGTATAATTACTGGTGAGTTGTTTAAGCATATTGAATATGGTTATGGAACATGGTATTCTGCTCAACCAAAAAAATTGGATTATTTTCCAAAAAATGAACCAGCATATAGAACGATTACGTCAGGATATAATATTAACTTAACACTTGGAAGAACTGATTCAACTAGCGTAAGTGCAAGTGAGACAGGTTTTGGAATTAGCGCAAGTTCTGAATTTTCATCTAGTTTAGAGCTGGGGTATTTCTATCAAGAAACTAGAACAGTTTCAGTGCCAAACATGAATGCCTTGTGGCTTAGTCAAACTGAAGGAGCTGCTTGGGAATTTACCGGATTTTCTCTCACACCTGATAAAGCTGTTACTGTATATCCAGGTATGCTATTTGAAACTATTCCTGCAAGTCCATATGCAATGAGATATAATGGTGAGTATCATGTGAATATCCATTTTAAAACGAAATATGATAGAAAGTATCTATGGGACTTATATCAAAATCAATATGTTGAAGAAATTATTTTATTGGATGTAATGATTTAATCGAAAGGTAGAGGAATATTATGAAATTAAGAACTAAAGCGTATACTATTATTTATTTTATTTTCGTCATTATTGGAGTTTTTCTAATTTTCATTTCAGACGAATTAATAAGGTTTTACATAGAAGAAAACTATACTTATGATCCAATTGTTTTTGAATTCTATGGTAATAAAATATTATATTTCGGATTTATTACGTTTGTAACAGGGATAGTGGGGCTTTTCTTTGAAAAATATAAGAAACAGTAATATTTGCCTTCTATAATATCTGTGACTTCCCGTATAACACATGAAATTATGCAATATGTGATTATATCAGAACAAATCACAATACACTTTTGAGAGCCTAATTGGGCTATATCGTGCTTTGTGCTCATGGACAAAATTTGACAATTATGATAGAGTGTATTTATCGTGGAGTACTGGCTAAAAGTAAGCCTAGAAGTAATAGGAGTTCGAGTTGATCGGATTCCTTTTTCTTTTGCAGAAAGATTTGTAGTATTCAACTGGTAAGTCATTACAGTTTTGACATTAATAACCTAACAGTTGGAGTGGTTTAAAATGAAAGGATATACGCTTGATTACTACGAAAAGTGGGAACGTGACGGTATACTGGACAAAAGGTTAAGTGAGATAAAGGAACTTGTATCAAAAGCAGTACCTCAAGTTGAGATAGCAAAGATTCTGGGTATGTCAGAAAAGACAATGTACAAACTTAAGAACAGGCATCCTAAAATGAATCAAGCATTTGTTTTTGGAAATGATGATCTAAAATATACATTAATTGATACGTTGATAAAAAAAGCAGTTGGTTATGAGTATGAAGAAACTCAAACAACAATCGAGGAAACTAAAACTGGTACAAAAAAGAAAATCGTTAAATATAAGAAAAAAGCACAACCGGATATGAATGCAGTGAGATATCTCTTGATCATCAAATTTGGTCGTGACTATAATGATAAAAAAGAAGAAATTGATGCCATGTATGAACGTTTGAAAAATAGAGAGGAAAAGTGGACGAATGCAAGTAGTGATGAAGAAGATAACTAGTCTTTTAGAATATGATAATAATCCAAGACATAATGAAGAAGCGATAGAAGCTGTTGCTAATTCCATTCGTGAATTTGGCTTCAAAGTACCAATAGTCATCTCTAGTGACAACGTCATCATTGCCGGACACACCCGCTTAAAAGCCTCTGTGTCGCTTGGTTTAGAAGAAGTGCCATGTATCATCGCAGATGACTTAAACGAGGAACAAATCAAAGCATTTCGCTTAGCTGATAATAAAACAGCTGAACTTGCAACATGGGATTTATCAAAACTTGAAGAAGAGTTATCTCATATAGATATGGATATGCTTCAGTTTGGTTTTGAGGAAATGGAAGAGTTGCTTCCTGATAATGCATCTGATGATGATTTTGATATTACTGATGAAATACCTGAAGCTCCTTTCTCACAACCAGGTGACATCTATGAACTTGGACCACATCGATTAATGTGTGGTGATTCAACTAACTCAAAACAAGTCGCAACTCTACTTGATGGCAATGAAGTTGATATGATATTTACGGATCCACCATATAATGTAGATTATGAAGGAACAGCAGGGAAGATTAAAAACGATAAGATGGAAGATGATAGCTTCTATCTTTTTTTATATGAAGCATTTCATAATATGTTTGAACATACAAAACCTGGTGGAGCGATTTATGTTTGCCATGCAGATACTGAAGGACTCAATTTTAGAAATGCATTCAAGAACGCTGGATATAAACTAGCAGAATGTTTGATTTGGGTTAAGAATGCATTAGTCCTTGGTAGACAAGATTATCACTGGCGGCATGAACCTATTCTTTATGGATGGAAAGAAGGTGCTGCTCATTACTTTGTGGATGATCGTTCTCAAGATACTATTTGGGAATATAACAAACCTAGAAAGAATGAAGAGCATCCAACCATGAAACCACTAGAACTTGTAGGAAAAGCAATCAGTAATTCCTCAAGACGACATGAATCAATATTAGATCTATTTGGAGGTTCAGGTTCAACCATGATAGCTGCTGATCAACTTGATCGTCAATCATTCTTAATGGAACTTGATGAGAGATTTGTTGATGTCATTGTAAAACGCTATATTAAACATAAGGAATCAGATGAAGATTGCTATTTAATAAGAAATGGGAAAAGGTCTCCAATTAGCCATTTTGATATCTTTGAAAATTAGTCACTATAGTGAAAATAGTACTTGCTATTTAGTCCCTTTAGAGTGATATATATAGTAACCAAAACAAAGGAGACTAAGATTATGGAAAAAGAAATGAATGTAAGAACTTGGATTGAAAAATTCAATAACGGAGATTTTGAATCAAAAGACTATGCAACACAATGCGAAGCAGGATGGTATGATTGGTTTTGCAAAGATACAAGCCTAGCTGGTAAAACCAAACGCATGGGAAATATTGTAAAGCAAATTAAACCTGGTGGCAAAATTAACCTTGAAACCATGTATGTATGGTTTAAGAATAATTGCCCATTAAATGGTCCACTTTATGATGATTTCAGATTTGCAGATATTGAAACTGGAGATGTACAATTTACCATTCAAATCTCAAGTCTTCACAACGAAAAGCGTTATACAGTATATGGCAGAAAAAACAATTTTGATAAACCACTATTTGAATCAGACTCATCAAGAGAACTTGTGAAATGGTTTAATGAAGGGTGGTCTTTATAATGTATAAAGAGTTTAATGCACATCCTAAAGGTATCAGAACAGGTGATTGTGTTGTAAGAGCAATCGCAACAGCAAAACAAATAGACTATCTAGAATGCAGAAGAGAACTAAACCGCTCAAAACGAGAACTTGGATATTCAAGTTATAAAGACACTAAATTTTTATATGATTATTTGAAAGATTATCCAAGACTCATCTTTAAACCGGTAAAAGGAGAACCAAGAATCAAAGGTAGTGACTTTACAGAGTTACACCCTAAAGGAACATACGTCTTAAAAATGGCAGGTCATATTACTGCTTGTGTTGATGGAGTAATTCTTGATACCTGGGATTGTACTTACCGTTCAGTTTATACAGCATGGGAGATAGCAAAATGAAAGTAAACTTTATTAGAAAAGCAACACCGGATGAACTTCTTCCACAAGATGTATTCATCATTGAAAAAGAGGTAATTATTGATAAGGATTTGTTTGAAACATTCATACACGATCCACTTGATGACTATGAGTTTATTAAAGATAACATTGATGTGATGTATTGTGATAAAGATGATGTGTTCCATTGTATTTTTGTTACAAGCAATGAACATGATTTTGGAATCCTTGTTGAAAGCGAAGGATATCATTACGCAAGATACACAGCATATTTACCAAAATCAGTACTTAGGAGCGAATAAGCTCCTTTTTTACTCGTTTATAAAGGAGATGAAGTTTTATGCAAGTAGTAACAAGTGAATCAGTATTTTGTGGACATCCGGATAAGGTCTGTGACCAAATCAGTGATGCAATACTAGATGCCATTTTAGAACAAGATAAAAATGCTCGCGTAGCAGTTGAAACAGCAATCAAAGATGACTTAGTGTTTGTCTTTGGAGAAGTAACAACAACTGCGATAGTAAACTACGCAAATATAGCAAAACAAAAACTTAAAGAGATAGGCTATGAAGATGAGTTCGTAGTCATGGAAAAGATATCTAAACAATCAGCTGATATTGGTCTTGGAGTAAATTCAACTGAATCACATGAACAAGGTGCAGGCGATCAAGGGATTATGTTTGGTTATGCTTGTAATGAAACACAAGAATTTATGCCACTGCCGATCATGTTAGCAAATCAAATCTCAAAAGAGATGGATAAGATACGTAAAGAAAAATACTCACACATCTTTGGACCAGATGGAAAGTGTCAAGTATCAGTAGCTTATAAGAATGGTAGACCAAAGAAAGTTCAAACGATTGTTGTATCAGCACAAACCAAACCATGGATTAAGAAAGAGTTATATGAAGATTTGATCATTAATGAAGTCTTAACTAAAGTTTTTGATTTTGATACGATTGTCGAGGCAGAAGTATTAATCAATCCTACTGGAGAGTTCGTGATTGGTGGTCCATATGCAGATTCTGGATTAACTGGTAGAAAGATTATTGTAGATACATATGGTGGCTATGCTAGACATGGTGGAGGAGCCTTTTCTGGCAAGGATGTAAGCAAGGTTGATCGCAGTGCAGCTTATTATGCCAGATATGTAGCAAAAACCGTTGTAGGGGCAGGTTTGGCCACACACTGCGAAGTACACTTAAGTTACGCAATTGGTGTAGCAAAACCTGTGAGTGTTTTAGTTAATACCTTTGATACTGGTGTAACATCTGATGAAGAGATACAAGCACTCGTGAATTATGTATTTGATTTTAGACCAGAAAACATAAGAAAAGAACTCAATCTTGATAAAGTTAAATTCCAAGAGTTAGCAAAGTATGGACACTTTGGTAGAGAAGATTTAGATGTTCGTTGGGAACATGTAGATGATAAGATTATTGTATTGAGAAAGCTTTATGAGAAAGCCTAAAGAAATACACCGATTTTATAAGTCTGTTCCATGGCAAGTAGCAAGAGAAATCAAGATAAGAGAAGCTAATGGAAAGTGTGAAAGATGTGGTGCTTTAGGAGAAGAAGTTCATCATAAGATAAGACTTACAATTCTTAATGTAACTAATCCTGAAATCAGTTTGAATCAAGAGAATTTAGAATTGTTATGTAAGAAATGTCACAACATAGAACATAAGCGCTTCTCGAAGCAACAACAATTTGATGAAGATGGTAATTTGATTTCAAGATAAACCTCGTTTTTATAATTCATTTTTGCTATAATAGTTATAAAAAGGGGTGATTTTGTGTCGGAAGATCGTTTATTTAAGTGTGATGAAAATAAAGAACCAATACCAGGAATGTATGCAGTAATTGAAGATTCTAGAACTACAGAATACTATGTATATTTTTCTGGGAATGATATACCTAAATTAGATTTAAACCGTGGAGACTATGTGTATTTAATTAAGGGTGAATTTGAAAATCAAATAAAACTATTTTTAGTTGATCTTTTTATTGACAATACAATGATTCAATGTACAATCCCCCCTGTTGATGATTAATAACCATCAAAGGGTACCGCGTAGGTGGGCAATTAAAAAACGCAAGCCATTATTTTTGAAAAAATCAAGAAAGGATTTTGAAATATGATTGAATATGAACTAGATGATAATTTAGCATTTTTTGTCGGACTTAGTCTGCAATTAAAAACAAGCTTTGATCAATTAAAATATGTTCAAGATAAAATGAATGATCCTTCGTATGAAACTGATTTTGAACTATTCTTTAATTATTATTTTGTCGATGGTTATAATGAATTAGTTTTAAACCTTTCTTTAATTTTTGAAAATGATAGCAGAAGTAGATTTCATTTTTTCAATTATCTAAACAATTACATAAAAGAAATAGATGTTACAAAAGTACATGAAGGTCTTATGTCAAGTGAAAGTTATGCAGATGTGAAGAAAATTCTATTAAAAGATAAGAAAGAGTTAAATAGTTATAGGAAACTTATAACTGATTATAGATCAAGAAATATTGCACACATTGATAAAAATTCATTTGATAAAATTATCGAGCTATCTGAACTGCAGAAACCACTAGATAAATTCTTTGAAACAGTTCATAATTTAGCTTATTACAAATATCATCATACAAGATTCTATACATTTTCATACATGTCAGAACTTGAAGAAATGATGGAAAAACTACGCAAATGAAAAAATTTATTGATAATGAATACAAGCGATTAAAGTCGCTTTTTTCTTTGGTTGATGAATCAAAGACTGAACTAGTAGATAACTTAATTTATCAAGCTGCATTTATGAAAGTGGAACTTGATAAGTTACAAGAGCAGATTAGAAAGTATGGTGCTATCCAAATATCAAACAAAGGTATGCAACGACAAACTGAAGCAGCTAAATATTATACAAAACTTGTGAATTCATACGGAACTGTTATCAAAACACTTAACAGTATTCTTGGAACACAAGTAGATGATGGAGATGATGCTTTTGATGAATTTCTTAAGAGAGCAAGTGAATGAATTATTTAATTGAATACTACGATGAAATTAATAATGGAAACATTATTGTTGGAGAAGAACTAAAAACACAACTAGATCAACTTATAAAGGATTTAGATAATACTCTTTATAATTTTGATGAACAACCAGGGAACTTAAGAATTGATTTTATTGAGACATTTTGTAAACACACAAAGTCTCCATTCAATGGTATGCCATTTATTCTTGAACTATGGGAAAAAGCATTACTACAAACTGCTTATGGCTTTAAAATGGTTGATTCAGGATTACGTAGATTCAATGAAGTCATATTATTGATTGCTCGTAAGAATGGAAAGACTACTTTCGTTGCGGGTATAGATTTAGCAGAGTTCTTTCTATCAAGAGGTGGCGTGGATATCGTATGTGCTTCAAATACAACAGAACAAGCGAATATTCTATTTGAAGAGATTAACAATATGCGTGAACAATCTCCTGCATTATCAAAAGAAACTAGAAGCAAGAAAAACATCTATCACATCTATTCTCCAAAGACCAAGAATAAGATTAAGAAGTTATCTGCTCAATCAAGAAACAAGGATGGATACAATATTGAAGTTGGTTGTATCGATGAAGTTCATGAAATGACAGATTCAAAAGTCTATGATGCAATCAAACAATCACAATCAACAAAGAAAGAACCACTGATATTTATCATAACTACCGAAGGAACAACCGTTGGTGGTTTTTTAGATAATAAATTAGATTATGCTAGAAAGATGTTAAAAGGTGAAATTGAAGATGCTAGAGTATTACCTTGGTTGTATACTCAAGATTCAACAAAAGAAATATATGAGGATCCTTTAACATGGCAGAAATCAAACCCTAGTTTAGGTGTTGTAAAACTAAATAATTATCTAGAAGATGTTATGAACAAGTCAAAACATGATCTATCGACCAGAGTTACAATGCTTTGTAAGGACTTCAATATCAAACAAGCAGATTCCGGTTCTTGGTTATCGTTTGATGATTTAAACAATGAAGACAAATACTCCATTGATGATCTAAGAGATTCATATGCAATTGGTGGCGTAGATTTATCATCAACGACTGATTTAACTGCTGCAGTACTTGTTATTCAAAAGCGAGAAAGCAGTATAAAGTATGTCATTCCACATTTCTTTATGCCAAGTGAAGTTGTAGAAAAAAGAATCAAAGAAGACAATGTTCCTTACGATATTTGGATTAAGAAAGGTTTTGTAACACTTACAGAAGGAAATCAAAATGATTTTAGTCTTGTTACTAAATGGTTCATGAAATTGATTCAAACTTATGGAATACGCCCTTTATGGGTAGGATATGATCCATGGAACTCACAATATTGGATTAAAGAAATGGAAGACTTAGGTTTTAATATGGAAAAGGTCAGACAAGGAATCTACTCGTTATCTGAACCAATGAAAATTATGGAGGCAGATTTAAAAAACAACTTTGTAAACTACAATAACAACCCAATCATGAAATGGTGTCTTGCAAATACACAAGCAAAAGTTGATCTTAACGGAAACATACAACCATCAAAGTTAAACTCAAAGTATAAGAGAATTGATGGAACAGTAGCTTTAATAATTGCTTATGTAGTTTTAAATAGATACAAGACAGATTACGAGAATATGTTATAATATTTACAAAAAAGAGGTGGGTTATCATGTCAGGATTTATTGGTTATGTGGATAAAGAAGGAGTGTTTTTAAGCGCTGATTCAAGAAGAACAAATTTAGTTGATGGCAGTGTATCAATAGTAAAAAAGATACACAAATTAAATAATAATATGATAGTAGCCACAGGTGGTTATGGTACATTAGGTCATGAGTGTAGAGAAGAATTAAACAATAAAATCATCAAAACATCATCAATTGAAGACGTATTTGACATTGCAAAACCAATATTTAAGAATGCATACTCAGAGTTTATTCTGGAACATCAAGATCACATTGAACACCTCTATCTCATAGTGGGTGGTTATAGTATAAATAAAAATGAGTGGGTGCTAGGGTCGTTAAGAAGTGTTGATAATTTTGAGAGTGTTTTCTGGATAAATAGAGGGAGACCATATTTTACAGGCTCAAATACAAATCTTGTGATTAAAATTGCTTCTGATGAATTCTATAAACAAAAAGCATCTGAAATTACTTATAAACTTGATATTTGGGCTTTTAAGTCTTTTAAAGCTTTATCAAAAGTTGATGTTCATATTGGATTTCCTATACAACTATGTATACTGAATTCAGACTCTTTTGTTGAAGTAGAAATTGAATCTGAAAACTCCAATGTTGAATCAGATTCGAGATTTTTAGCAGAATTTCCAATTTGAAGAAAGGTGAAGCGATGGCTTTATTTAAAAGAAAAAGTAAAACTGGATCATTTGATGCACTCCAGTTAATTAGCAATTTAAATACATTTTACACACCATTTGGTACGAACATATCAAAGAGTGATGTAGTTAAAATATGTATTGATCGAGTGGCAAGCCAATGTGCGAAACTCAAACCAAGATTTATAAAAACCGAAAACGATAAGACAGTAACCGAGAAAAAAGGTAGGCTGTCTTTTTTATTGAAGTATAAACCAAATGAGATTATGACACCTTATGACTTCATCTACAAGACAATTACATTACTCTTATTAAATGATAATGCATTTGTTTATCCGAAGTTTGATAAGGATTCAGGTGAACTAAAAGGTATCTATCCATTAAGACCAATAACGGTCGAAATGATAGTTGATAGTGCTGATACTTATTTCATCAAGTTCTTATTTGATAATGGGGAATCTTACATCTTACCATACGATAATGTCATTCATTTAAGACGACATTTCGGACAAAATGATATCTTTGGTGGAACTGGATCAACTGGAGATCATGATGCAATCTTAAAAACCATATCCATCAATGATAGTTTGCTTCAAGGAATCGATAACGCCATTAAGTCATCAATGCAGATCAAAGGTATCTTAAAGATGAATGGGATGTTATCAGAAACGGATAAGAAAAAACAACGAGAGCTATTTGATGCTGCTCTATCGGAATCGGTGAGTCTCAAAGGTAGTTCAATCATACCAATTGATTTGAAGTCAGAGTACATTCCATTAGATGTTGATCCGAAACTAATTGATAAGGATACACTCGAATTCTTACAAGCAAAGATCCTTGATTATTTTGGCGTGTCAGTTCCAATATTTACAAGCAAGTACACAGAAGATGAATATAACTCATTCTATGAGTCAACGATAGAGCCTTTAGCTATTCAACTTAGCGAGGCTTTTTCTTTAGGCTTACTTACATATAACCAGCTAGAACGTGGAGAAGAAATCATATTCTACAGCGAAAGATTACAGTATGCTTCTTGGAATACGAAAGTATCTGCAATTGAGAAGCTTATGAGTCTTGGAATAATGTCACTTAACGAATCAAGATCACTACTCGGTTTAGAACCTATCGAAGGTGGAAACAAACGACTTCAATCATTAAACTTTGTTGATGCAGATAAAGCAAATCAATATCAAGTAGGAACGGAGGAACCAAAAGATGAAAATAACAGTTAATGGAAAGATATCAGAAGATGCACTTAAGGTTATCTTAGATACACAAAAGAAAAAGACCATCATAATTGATGATTATTGCAAGAAAGAAAAACTCGAGTCACTTTTCTATAAAGACTCAGAGCTTGAATATGAGTATCAAAAACCAGAAAAACAAGTAACGCCAAAACCAAAGAAAGTAGAGACTCGTAAAGATGATAAAGGAAACTAGACTCGCAGATGTCACACTTCATGAAGAAGATGACAAGATGATATTAGAAGGCTATGCATTAGTCTTTAACAATGAAACACTAATAGGTGATGAGGAATATGGTTTCTTAGAGGAAATTGATTCAAGAGCACTATCGGAAACCAAAATGAAGGATGTTCCAATGAAATACAATCATATGGACTCCTTTTTAATTATCGCTAGAACCAAGAATCAATCCCTATCACTTACCGTAGATAATATTGGTTTAAAAGTTCGTGCTGAATTACTAGATACAAATACGAATCAGGATATCTACAAAATGGTAAGAAGTGGATTATTAGATAAGATGAGTTTTGCTTTCACAGTCGATGAACAAGTGTGGAATCGTGAAGGCAGAATTCCAAAGAGAACTATTACAAAAATTGAAAGGTTGTATGATGTGTCAGTTGTGGATACACCGGCATATGATGCAACTTCTATATACGCTCGTTCTTTAGAATCTATGGAGTTAGAACTAAAGGCTATGGAGTTAGTAGAGCAAGAGGAACAATCTAAAATTATCAAAAAACGCATTAAAATTAAAACTCAAATCTAAAAGGAGAAAACAATCATGAATTTAGAATTAAGACAGAAAGAAATCGAGTCAAGACTAACTGAGATCAGAGGTCTTGTCGATAATGAAACAGATATTACCAAACTTGAAGCATTGGAAACCGAAACAACAGAACTTCAAGAAGAACGAAGTGTTATTGATAAGAAAATGGTGATTGCTAGTAAAACAGAAATCAAACCAATTGTTATCGATAACCGCACTAAAGTTGATAAAGAAAAATTGGAACAACGTGCTGCTAGTTTACGTGAAAGTCGTGTTATCCAAGTATCAAGTGAAGAAATCTTGTTACCGGACCACACCGCTTCAGGATTGGCACCAGTTCCATTCGCACAAGTATCAACGCTTGTTGATCGTGTAAATGTGATCAACCTAAACGGTGGAGAAACGTACAAGAAATCATTTGTGAAATCAAACGGTATCGCTGGAACGACACTTGAAGGACAACCTTACAGTGAAACTGAACCTGCATTTGGCTATTTAACCATTTCCAAAGTGAAGATTACTGCTTATACAGAAATCACTGAAGAGTTAGAAAAACTACCCGCTATTCCTTATCAAGCAGAAGTATTACGCAATATCAATATTTCACTTAAAAAGAAAATCAGCGAACAAATCTTACGTGGTGCAGGAACGACTAACACATTCACAGGAATCTTTAGTGATGCAGCAGTAGCTCTTGCAGATACTACTCCACTTGAAATTGAAGCAATCACTGATTCAACATTAGACGATATTGTCTTTGCATATGGTGGCGATGAAGAAGTCGAAGGTGGAGCAGTTCTTATCTTGAATAAGAATGATTTACGTGCATTTGCCGGACTGAAAACACCAGAAGGTAGAAAAGTCCATTCAATTGATTATGTCAATAAAACAATTGATGGCATTCCTTATATCATCAATTCAAACTGTAAAGCTATCTCTGATAGTAATACTGCAGCTGGAGAATATGGTATCGCTTATGGTGCACTTAAAAACTATGAAGTACCAGTATTCTCAGCAGTTGAAATCGGTAAATCAACAGACTACAAATTCAAAGATGGAATCATCAGCTACAAAGCATCTGTATTCACAGGTGGTAACGTCGTCGGATATAACGGATTCCTACGCATCAAAAAGAAAGCTGCAGCATAATAGCTAAAGCAAATTAACCAGGTAAGAAAGGATTGATCTCATGGACATACTAGACATTGTAAAAAAAGCACTACTCATACCTTTATCAGAATCATTTGCTGATGACGAGTTGAACACTCATATTGGGAGTTGCAAAGCATACTTAACGAGTTGTGGGATTAATCCTTCTTATATAAATGATGAATCAAATCCCATGGTTAGCACTGTGATTATTATTTATGTGAAGACATTTTTTGGCTTTAAAAATGATGGAAGTGCAAAAGAACTACCGAAAACATTTGATATGTTGGTAGGACAGATTGCACTCACACAAGGAGTTTCAGAAAATGTATCCTAATTCACCCAATATATCACTAAAATTGCTAACCATGGATTTGGTTCAAAATTCTATTGGTTCTTCAATATACCAATTTATTAACTCAAAAGAAGTTGCCGGTATAAATTTTAGTATTACATCAAACGAATACTATGAAAGTAAACGATCAGACATTAGGATTGATATAGCACTCAAGATTCAAAGCTTCTTATACGATGGTAGCAAATACGCAGACATAGCAGGAGACATCTATAAGATTGAACGTACGTATCAAATCGGACAGTTCATTGAACTCTACTTAAGTAAATCTAAGATCAGAAAGAGTGATATCATTGGTTACGCTTGATGAACTTGGTGTAGCTATTTCAAATATGGTAGAAGAATATGCAGAAGACATTATTGGCAAACTTGAAAAACGACTTGATGAAACGGCTCAGGAAATCGTGAAGTATATCAGTACTCATGCACCTAGAAGTGGTGGCACAAAACCATTTGCTAATTCGTTTGTAGCTGAACCAATAGGCAGTGGTGTCAACAAGACAATTGTTATCTTTTCAAATGAGAAAGGAAAGCTGACACATTTGCTTGAATTTGGTTTTACACATCGGAGTGGTAAGTATGTAGGACCTAGACCATTCATGCGTCCAGCCTATGATTTACTTACACCAAAGATGCTAGAAGACATTAAATCGATTATTGAAAAGGGTGATGATTAGTGCAAGAAAAACTGGAAGCATTATATGATACTTTGAACTCCGTTTTACCTGGAAAGGTATCTTATGGAACCAGAGTAGGTTTAGAAGATGATCCAAACTATATCATCTATCAAGAATTAAGCAATCGATCAATTGTCTATGCTGATGATAGAGTAGTTGCAAAAGTAGCAACCATTCAAGTTAGTTTAATCACTGAAAAGAAGAACATAGGACTAGAAGAACAATTAGAAGCATCCCTTTATTTTATGGGATATGAATTTGAATTATTATCTGAATTCGTCAATGAAGATAGTTCAGTCAATAGAGTATATGAAATCAAACAGGAGGTTTTTTAAATGAGTAATAAAGTCACATTTGGCCTAACTAATGTACACTATGCACTCGCTACTCAAGCAGAAGATGGCAGTTGGACTTTTGCTACACCTAAACGTTTAGAAGGTGCACAGGAGATTACAACAGAAGCTATCGGTGGAAGTACACAAGTGTATGCAGATGATAAAGTAATCGCAACGCTCGTATCAAATTCTGGAACGAATGTTACACTTAAATTTACCGAGATTGATGACGTGTTCAAAAAGGACATCTTTGGAGTTCTTGAAGATACAAATGGTAATCTAGTAGAAGTTGTAAATGGTGAAACAAAGACATTTGCTTTAGGATATGAAATTCAAGGTGATATTAAAGCAAGACGTATATGGTATTTCTTATGTACTGCTACTCCATCAGGAGATGCAAGTAAATCAAAAGCTGATTCAATTGAAGCAAACTCTATCACGTTAAACATTACTGCTAGACCAATTGAATCTGGAGACAATCTAATTTTAAGAGTCATTGCTGGTGTGGGTGATGCAAACTATGCAGCATTCCTTACTACAGCACCAACATTACCAACATTTATTTAAGGAGATAATCTATTATGGAAAAAACACTTAAACTTGGCGATAAGGATTATCGTCTTCATTCATCACTATTTACGATTATTGATTATCGTAATGTATTTTCAACAGAGTTATTTAGTGATATCAAGAAATTAGAGAAATCAAATATTAAAAAAGAAGATGATCTGTCTACTGTGATTGACACAATCTTTAGAATCATCTATGTACTACATAGACCATTCAGCAAACAATCTTACAACGACTTCTTAATGTCGTTGGATTTTTCTATTTTAAGTAATCAAAATGAACTTGAAAATCTGACGAATACGATTGGTGAAATGCTAGGGACGTTTCAAAAAGGAAGCACACCCAAACCACCCACAAAGAAATGATGAAGTAAATATAACAGCAAACATCATATTCAACCTTGCTCATCTAGGTATCTCTATTGAAGATACTAAAACATTTGATCTAGATACTTATTTTGAGATTGTAGAGCTTGAAATGAATGTAATTAATGGAAATCAATCATCAAAAAAAGCAACTCAGAGCGATATTGATAAGTTCTTACTATAATTACTTAAAAATTACTATTGACAGTAAACATAGTAAAGTTATATAATTTAATCAGTAATTCTAAGTAATCAAAAATAGGAGGCTATCATATGGCTAAATTAATGTTTGAACTTGATGATGAACTACTTGATGAGGTTAACGATATACTGGATTCGGTTGGTTTGGATTTAGAGATTGCATTTAGTATTTTTGTAAGAAAAATTGTTAAAGAAAAAGGATTACCTTTTAATGTCAGACAAAAACATGATGATAGTTCCGGGGAATCAACGAATAATGAAAATTCCTTTTCTCCACAATTAGGTTCAAGAAGAAGATCTAACAATGCTATTACGATCGAAATGATCGAGGAAGTTTGGAGTGCATTTATCAAAATTAAAGATGGATATTTTGATGTAAAGGAAATGGCAGATTATATTTCAGAGAAATCCGGGATGAATTATGGTAGTGCAACAATATATCTAAATATTTTAATTAATTTATTAAATGGAGAAATCAATAAGCGTTCAATGAAGCCTAGTGATTTTGAATTCTTTATAGATAAATTTAAAAAGAATTTAGGAGAAAGTGCATATCAAAAAGCATTGCATTCAATTGAAGTATCAATACCTTATTGGAACAGAAACATTCCTACGTTTGCAAATTCAATGACTGATTTGTTGAGAAAACAAAACAAGGTTATATCTAATGAATTAGAAAACAAAACACAAAAAAATACAGATAAAATTGATATTACTAATGTCTTAAATCGTTTTGAAAGATATTTAGAATCTATCGGCTATAGTGCAGTTACCCCATCTGGTCTAGGAAGTACAACAGTTGATTACGCACAAAGAAGAATGTCGTTTGTGTTGCAAACTGAGAATATTAATATTACAGAACTAATTGTAAATATTGATTCTTATATTAAGGCATATGATTTTGGTGGTGCCAAAGAAGATTTAGGTAAGAAAAGCAATAGAGCAGTAATCAATGCATTAAAGAGATTTAAAGAATTTTTAATCCATGAAGGATTATATAAACAATAAAAATTAATCAAGCACATCTTCGGATGTGTTTTTCTTTTGAACAGGAGGTGAGTATTAATGGCAGAAACAGTCAAAGGACTAAATATCAAACTAACCCTTGATGGTAAAGATTTAGAAAACGAATTAAACGGCATCAAGAAAGAACTCAAGGAACAAAACAAAGACTTAAGAGCGATTAATACGAACCTTCGTTACGACAGTACAAACCTTGATTTATGGAAACAAAAACAATCGAAGTTAAATGATATTTTAGTCCAAACAAAAAAGAAACTTGAAACACAAAACCAGGAACTTGAACGTGCGAGAAAGGCTGTTCAAGTTGGTGATATGAGTCAAGAAGAGTTCAACAAGCTCAAACGAAATGTTCAATACAGTGAAGCAGAAGTTGCTAAACTAAATGGACAATTGGAAAACACAAACACCAAGATCAAACAACTGGCGAATGCTAACTTCGAGAAGATTGGTAAACTTGGATCAACATTAACAAAAAGCGTAACGGTACCTATTTTAGGTGCCGTTTCTGCTTTAACGGCATTCTCTGTTAAAACTGCTTATACAGCAGATGAGATTGGTGACACCGCACAGAAACTAGGATTATCTGCAGAACAGTTCCAAGAATGGAATCATGTCGCAACCATTATGGGTACTTCAACAGAATCCATGTCTAAAGCTTTCATGAAAGTCAATGGTATATTAGGAGATATTGCGACTGGTAATGGCGATAAGGTTGCTGATAGCCTTGCTTTAATTGGTCTTACTGTTGATGATCTAAAAGGTAAGAATACAGATGAAGCATTTGAACTTATCAGGGATGCATTAAGTGATGTTGCTGATGAATCAGTGAGAGTTGGTGTGGCCAACGAATTTTTTGGTGAGAAAATTGGTACTGAAGTACTCCCTATCTTATCAAGTGAAACCGATGCTATCAGTGATTTAAGAGCAGAAGCACAAGCGTTAGGTGTTGTCACCAATGAACGAGCAGCTCAAGCTGGAGAGTTCACAGATGCGCTTGATCGAACCAAACAAGCAGTCTCAAGTTTGGGTGTTGATTTAGCAAGTACACTCTTACCAGTTATCCAGGAACTTATTATTAAAGTCAGAGATAATGTGATTCCTACGTTAAAAGACTGGATTGATAAATGGAACAACATGGATTCTGGAACAAAGAAAATCATTGCTACTTTAACTGGATTAGTAGCTGCTATAGGACCTGTGTTATCTGTTGTTGGTAAAGTAGGTCCTCTTCTGAACGCAGGATCTATGGCTCTTAAAGCTGTAGGAACATCGGGGATATTTGCAGGTGTAGGAATTAATACTGCAACACTTGGTATTGGTGCATTGATTGCCATTTTAGCAATGGCATTATTTCAAAGTGAAGAATTCAAAGCATTACTGGGAAGACTTATGGAAACGTTCATGCAATTACTTCCTCCTATCTTAGCGATTGTGGATAGTCTGATGACTGCTCTTCAACCAATCCTAGATGTCATCATTGATTTAGTTGTTATGCTAGTCGATTTATTAGTTCCGATCCTAGATGTTATCCTTATGCCACTTATTTCTCAAATCCAAATATTTGCTGGTATTTTAGAAGCACTAGCTCCACTAATTACAGTTGTTGGAGAGGTATTGAATGCAATACTAGTTCCAGCAATCAATGTACTTAAAACAGTACTCGAACCGGTATTAAAGGTTGTTCAGAAGATTGTAGAATTTATCCAGAAGATCTTTGAGTGGATTGGTGACTTACCTTCAAAGATTGGCGACTTTGGTGGTAAAGTAAAAGATACTTTTTCAAACGTAACTGAAGGTATTTCAAACATTGCAAATAAAGTTACTGATGGTATTAGTAATTTTGCATCAAACGCAGCTGATAAAGTGAGTGGTTTCTTTGGTGGGATTGGTGATTTCTTTGCTGATACATTTAACTTGAAAGGATCGAGCACAGTCAACAATTCAAACGCTAGTACATCAACAAGCAATACAAACAACATCACGATAAATACAACATCACCAACCTTTGATGTGGATTCCATCAATAAGGCATTAGGAGGTAGCGTGATATGATTAGACAATTTTACCTAGAAAATGAATACGGTGACATCTATTACTTTAACCATAAGAATCAAACGCTCATCTCTCAGGTGAGTGGGCTAGGTTTTTCTCTAGATTTGAAGTATTTAGAATATAGCCGATTTTATTCTCGTTCAGAATATAATATTCCTTTGTCGGAGATTTCTGAAACATTAATCTTTCTTAAGGGATATCAAGGATATAAGTCTTTCGTAGATTTTATCAGTAAAAGTAACAAAGAATATAAACTCCATTATCAAAATGACGCTTTTAGTGCCTACTGTTATGTCGATATCTCAAGCTTATCGAAAGCAGAGTTAGTCGCTAGTACCATTCAAAGTAATATTATCTTTAAGAAATTATCTCTATGGTTGAAAGAAAAATCGTACGAGATTATCGCTAATGGATCATCAAGTGGGAAAGTATATCCTTACACTTATCCATATTATTATTCCAGTTCCTATGAAGGTAAGGCATTCATTAGAAATGAAGGATTAAATGATGCACCAATTGTCATAGAAATGATAGGAAGTGTGGTTGATCCAGAAGTACTAATTAAGAAGAATGGAGAAGTGGTATCTGTATTACGTTTATATTTAACTGCAGAAGATATAACCATTACCATCAACTCTATTCCAAGTAAACAAGAAATGGTGATGGATGAATCAGGTGTAGTTACTGACATATATGGATTACAAGACTTTGAAGAAGACAATTTTATATTCCTTGAACATGGAGTTTATGAAATTGAATTCAAACCAGGAGTCGCTACGGAATCGATTTGCAGGGTAACTATACTAGAAGGCTATTTAGGAATATAAAATATGAAACTATTATTTCTAGATCGTAGTACACTGCAGTATAAAGATAACGCATACGTCAGTAACCAGTTTGAACTCGCACTTGATATGGTACTTATAAAAAGATCAACCTTCAAAGTCAATAAGACAAATATTAACTGTACCATTGGAGATATTGTTATTCTCAAGAATGAAGTTTATTCATATATAGGAATCTTAGAAAGCATCGAACTAAATGATGATTACACTACGAACATAAAGTCTCTCGATTTCAGGGAGATTTTTAATTTGGATATACCAACTACAAGCTTTACTGGTGACCTTGCGGATTACCTATATCAAATAATCACAGACTATTTCAAGAACAATTCAGATCAAAAACAGAACCTATCATATTTGACTGTAAGTAAAGAAACCAGTGTATCAGGTAGTCTAAGTTTTGAAACGGATAACATCATCAATATGTCAAAGATATTTGAACTTGTGTCAAAGGGATATTGTATTAGCTTTAGCACCGATGTTACTTATCTTAGAGGTCGAATTACTGGTATTATTTTTAGAATTGTTAGTGTGAATCAAGGTATGGTAATCAAGAGTGATTTTTCATCCATCTTAAATGTGGAAACCAATGATTCCACCAGCCAACTTGTGAATAAGGTTGTGTATTATCCAAGAAGCGACAATCAAATCTATCAGATAATTAAGACATATTATTTGCTTACAACAGGAGAAATCACAGAAGAAGGTAGCTCAGATAATAGATACACAAGTGTCATGGCCAAGAGTTATATCTATACCGATAATGATTATGAAACATTAGAAACCAAAGCAAGAAGTGAAATGGTAACATCTAAACTTGATCACAATATCACATTTACAATTGACATGAAAAACAAGGTATTTATTTTATTTGAGAATATTCATCTTGGTGATTATGTCTCTTTTATTCATAAAGGGAAAACATACGAATCAGTGATTACAGGCATTACGTTTAAAGATTCATTCAATTATGCACTGATTACATTAGGAGAGTATCGTGTGAAACTAACAGAAAAAATTCAACTGCTCAGTAAAAATACAAGTAGTGGTTCAACAAGTAATATCACAATTACCAATACAGATATCGATGGAGGTGAATTCTGATGGGATTACAGAAAATCACCTTTGAAGGTGGTAATGTCACATCAAAGATGGATTCTGATTTATATCATTTTCTATTTTCAAGTGATGTAGGGATCTTAAAAGGATTAAAAAGTGAGTGTAGCTATACTTTAGCAAATAATACCATTACATTTAGTGATGGCTATGTTTCAGTATATGGAAGAATCATCTATATTGAAAATCAGACAACGATTGGTGTAACACCAGATTCCAGCAAGTATGGCTATGTTGTTTTAGGTGTAAATACATCTGATAACACCGTCAGCTTATATTTGAAAGAACAAACTGGTAGTTATCCATCATTAACCGTCATAAATCTTTTGACAACCGAAGGGGTATATGAGCTGGTTTTATGTGCTTATACGAAAACAACAACATCTGTGACACTTTCAAGTTATTCAAGAAAGTTGATAACTAACGATAAAACCAGAGTGGATGATTTAGATGATGAAATATTAAGTCGATATCTACCAAAGCGAAGAACAGTAACATTAGTGACTAGTGGGACCTATCGTTTTTCTGGTACTAGTTCAGTTGAACTTAGAGATTCAATCATCTATGTAACCATTAACAACCATACAGTCGTGACGTTTCCGGGAGAGCAGATGTTTTTATTTGTTGGATCTAACACATCCATATCTTATCGATATGCGTCAGGAGATTACTCATTAAGTGTCGTATATGAAGATGGCATTGTCACATTAACAACTGGTAACACGACACATAACATTACAAGTGTGTTTACGAAAAAATAGGAGGCATTTAAATGGCTACAATTCAAATAAAAAGAAGAACCACTGCAGGAACAGGACCACTTACAGGAACAACTGGAACTGTCAAAGCTGGGGAACCACAAGTTGATTTTAGTGGTGAACATTTATATATCGCAAAAGCAGATAAAGTAGCGAGTGTTTCTGTACCACTTGCAGAATCAGATTACTTAAAAATACCTGGTGTAGACAAAGTAGACGATCAGATTGATACGAAGATTACAGCACTCAATTTAGGGACAGCTTCAACAAAGAATACCGGAACAGGTAGTGGAAATGTTCCTATCCTTGATGCTAGTGGGAAATTAGCAGACAGCGTTGTTCCAAAAATCGCAATGACAAATACGTATGTTGTTTCAAGTCAGACTGCGATGCTTGCTTTATCAAACGCACAGGAAGGCGACGTTGCCGTTAGAACCGACTTAAACAAGTCGTTTATTCTAAAGGCATCACCTTACTCAACGCTTGCTAACTGGCAAGAACTCTTAACACCAACTGATGCTGTAACGAGCGTTAATGGTTCAACAGGGGCAGTAACAATTTCACTTGCTGGACTTGGCGGTGTTGCTTCAACAACTTATAACACACATGTTGCTTCGAATCTACATTTAACAGAAACTCAAAGAACAATTTTGAGTAATGTGAAAGATATTTATATTGGCGATTCAGATGGGATTGCAGTCGCAGCTTCTGAAACAGAATATGCAAATAATGTCATTATTGATGGCCTTTTATATGTCGCTGTTGTTGATTCAAATTATACGCCGACAAGAATTACATATAAATTAGGGATAGATGATTCAAAAGTATTGACACCGTCATCAATTATTGATGGTGGAACTTACTAATGCCGATCATCAGAGTTAAACGAGGCACTTCAACCCCAACAACGTCAAATTTAAGTTATTTAGGAGAGTTAGCATTTGATTATAGTAGTGAAACACTCTATGCAAGAGGCATTTCATCTGTTGTAAAAATAGG